TCAGCATCTTTGATTGAGATCGTCGCGGATATATTGTGCGTATTCTGCCCCTTACGGAACCCAGGCTTAACCCACTCATCAGTTACAAGCTTAACTCGCTTTAGAAGCTGGAGTGCTGACTCGGTTCTCATAATCGAGCCTTCCGGTGCCTTTTGTGGAATAGAGATGACCGCGGTAGTATGAGGGTTAAAATACTCGTCCTCAACCAACTCTGGGTGATTCTCTAGTAAGTAGGAATAGATTGCCTCATTCTTGCCCACTCTAAGTCTTCTGATATAGTAATCATTGTGCCAGGCGTGAATGCCAGAGCTAGTTCCTAGGGTTAAACTAGTAGTGCCGGCTGGCTTCACACAAGTGGTTCGTGCGGCAGGCTTAATGCCGATAATCTCAGCTGTTTTTGCGTTTTCGTCTTTGACCGCTTGAGCTGCAGCTTTCATATCGAGCTGCAACACTGCGTTTGAAGCTATACCAGTCATCGATACGCCGATGAGGGCATCTTTCTCTGTTGTCCTTCTCCAAACATCGCGGAGATAGTGAAAGTCTGTATAGCTAGCCTGCAGAGTGCCAATGAAGGCTCCTGCCCTCACTCTAGCCTCTAGGTCCTCCTGGTCTTCAATGTTGGATACGTTAACTTCTGTTAAGTTGCAGAATTGATATGGCCTCAGTCCAATCTCGCAACAAGGGTTTGTGCCCCAGTCCTTGTCGTTTGAGAAGTAAAAGCCTGGCTCTCCTGCTCCGGATGCCTTTACTCTGTCCCAAAGGTCCATAAAGTATTCCTTGTCGATCTTGTGACGAAGCAATACAACCGAATTGTTAGCTCTACCTCTTTGTGGGTTACTCTCCCACCAATCACCAGTCTTGGCGGAGATCATCTCTTGATCATCAGCTGAGAATAGTGAGATCAGTGCTGCGCGGCGGATACCGCCAGCTAGGACTGCATCAGCGATATGGCAAATCATATCGTGAACCTCAATGGAGGATAGTTTATCCCCATTATCCTTCTCGCTTAGCATACCCTCCAACTTAACGAGACACTCGCGGAGAGGCTGTGGACCTGGAGCTTTACCACCACTTGTGATCAAGGCGGCGCCCTTTGGTCTAATATCAGAAAAGTCGAATCTTAGCTTGGATCCGCCATTGAAATAACTGCGGACAAGAGCCTTTACAGCATCAGCCCAACCTTCGATCGAATCATTGACTAGGAAGCGCCTGGTTCTCTTGGAATTAGGCTTAGTAATCTCAGGGAGCTTCTCGACGTGGTGTGTCTGCACACTGTAACCAACGCCTGTACCGCCTAAAAGCAAAAACATTGCCTCGCCGAATGAGCGCCAATCGTCGATAGGCATAAAAGCACAGTTAAAGATGCGATTAGGGGCAACTTCAATTGGCTTTCCACCAAATTGCATCGAACGCATCGATGGGAGCACCTTCTTGTCACGAACCATCTTATAAGCTTTTCTTATCTGAAGTTCCAGCTGAGGGAACTTCTTAAGATGCATATTCATATTTCGTGTTACTAGCTCCTCCCACGTCTCTCTTCTTTGCTCATTATCCAAATAACGGGCATACTTCATGTGTACTGTAATCTCTGATAAAATCTTATTTGATAGCTCCATATTAACTTACTCCTTTTGTTCCTTCTTAAAACTTGCGTACTTTTGCTTTAGGTTATCTAACCTCTCTTTTGATGATTTTTCCATTATATCACTAATTGACTCATTTGTTTGGTTTAAAACTTTTATTTTTACATTGCTAGTGTCCATAAACAGCGGAAATATCAAGCCATCAGGACCGTTCCTGTTTTTAGCTAAAAATATCCTTCCTGTGTTTGTGTTCTTATCCTCAACCGTTCTTGAGACGGTGAAAATAAAGTCTGCGACAAAGCATTTGTTGAATGCTTCGGAGATCGATTCCATTGTAATGACTTCAGCATTTAAACCTGATCTATTAGTTTGAGAAGCTGTCCAAACCGGACATTCACTCTCTTGGGCTAAGCCCCTTAATTCCTCATAAATAGTTTCCAACTGGTGTCTTTTCTCATCTCTTCCAGAAGATTCTGGCTTTATTAAATCGCCATAATCAATGATTATCATATCTGGCACAAAGTCTCTTCTTCGTAACTTATCGATATGATTCTTAATTGTCTGGATGGACGCCGATCTCGTTGGATACTCTTTTACAATCAACTTTCCTGTTAAATCTTTAATCTCGTCGTAAATCTTTTCTTTGAAGACTGTTAGGTTCTTTAGCTCTACACCAGTTATCGCAGAATCATAACGACTTGCGACGATCGTGTCCGCAAGTTCCAACGTATAGTGGAGCACGTTCTTGCCCTGCTTAAGAGCCGCGGCACCAAGATGGACGAGCACCATAGACTTGCCGGCGCCAGTAGGGGCTACTACTACCCCTAACTCGCCTTTGCCCAAGCCACCCTTTGCGATGTCGTCAATCTGCTGCCAGCCTGTCGATACGGGGTTCCTAGCCTTTATCTCGAATCTCTTCTCAAAGTCTGCGAGATACTCATAACCAAATGAATTATCTGATCCTAACTTAAGCGCTCCGTCAATGACTTTCGAAACCTCGTCAAATGAAGAGTTCTTGATCAAGTCTACTGATTTGATTAACGCTTCTTTAAGTTTCTGCTTCTTGCAGAAGTCTAGGGCTGTGTCTTTAATATATTCCGACGAATTAGGAATTTCACCTTTTGCCAAAACCCGGGCGTAGTACTCTCTGATTCGTACCTTGACTGATTCGGGTTCTGCATCCAGACCTGTTCGTATGATGGAATGCATAATATTAGATGTGGGGTGGACTCCATACTTCTTCCTATATTTGGCAATCTTATCGATGAAAACTCGCAGATGTTTAAGTTCTAGAAAGTTTAGGTCTAGTACCTCAAACATCTGGTCCGCAAATGGGCGGTCGTTCAACACCAGATGACAAAGGTCTTCTTGAAATGACTTTCCGAATTTTGAAAAACTAACTGCTTGTTCCATGTTGTTCCTTGTTTATTACTTAGATAGTATAGCAGACTTTCCTAGGAAAAGGAAGCAATAATATCATTAAATTTTTGCTCTAAATCCTGCATATTCACTGTTAGGACGCCATCTTGAAGCATCAGCTTTCTCATTTCTGTTTGGTTATAGTGGGGGCTAAACTCTTCAAATGTTTCATCAATTCTGTTTTTACTCTGCGGTGACAAACAAGGCGAAGAGAGCTGCATAATGTTATAGTTGTCCTCGATGAGAGCTTCTGATTCTATAACATTACTGTAAATTTTCAACTTACTGTCTTCTTTTTCGCATTCGTGCATAATGTCAGCCACAAAATAATCCCTATCTTCCTTTAAAAAGGAAAATCTCTTTGCCACTGTGCCGAGCCCAACTCGTGGAACGCCAGGAAGATTGTCACTGGGGTCTCCAGCCATCGCTCGGGCAAGAGCAAAGTTCTTGGGGTGAATACCAAATTTCTCAATAACCATATTAGTGTTCAGCACCTCTTTCTGGATTGGTCGAAATAGCAGAGTCTTGTCGTCAAGAAGCTGGATAAAGTCCTTGTCTGCAGAAACAATCACCTTTTGCCACTCTGAAAACATCGATGTATTCTTAACATAGGATATAACATCGTCAGCTTCCACTTCAGGTTCCATAAACTGGACAATTGGTGTTTGGTTAAGGTATTCTACCACCCTAAGCTGCTGCCAGAGCTTGTTGTTGTCCGTATCCTGTGGTGTCATCTCGTCTGAGTTCCAATTAACTCGGAGTGGCTTTCTTCCTGCCTTGTAGTTCTTGTTCATCGAACGGCGCTTCTTTGAGCCACCTTTACCATCCCACACTACAACAATCATATCAGGGGAGATCTCCCTAGTGATCTTGTTCATAATGTTGATAAAGGTCCTCATGCCTCCGATGGGATTTCCATTGGGGTTCTTACTTGGGTCGACGATGTATCCCCGCAGGAACTGGTTGAATGCGTCAACAATCATTACTCTCTTCATTTGTTTCTCCATAAAAAAAGCCCACCGAAGAGGTGGGCTTTGTGTTTAGCTATCTGACTTTTCGGCAGGATCATCCGTGTCGTAGAAGTCGTCAGCTTTGCCTTCTCTATTCTTGAACTTCATAATAACATCTTCGTCAATGATTGTCAAGACACTTTCTCTGAATTTTTCATCCTTCAGTTTCTCTACCCAGTTCTTGCGCTGGAACTTAATTTCAGAACCATCGTTCTGAACCAACGTGAACCAAGCTCCTGATTGGAGAAGTCTTTCAGAGACTTGGATAGCATCAAACCAACTCTCCTCATCTTGAACACCGATACTCTCGTCTCCCCATAGGATCTTAAAGTTACATGTTCGTCCTGCTGTCCCAAAACGAGACTTTTCAAGTTTTACTTTGACTTCAGAACCGATGCGATATCCATTCTCGTCTACAATAAAACTAGCTTTTGCCTTCCGGGCAGTTAGCCAAACTCTAAGGGAATAGGCATACGACATTGCCTTGCCCCCTGGTGTAAAGTAAGGAGTTGTCATCAGCTCTGCTGGTGTTCTTGCAGCCATATTGGTCTTAAGCTGGTTAAGAACAAGGAGGGTAGCATTCGCATCTGCAATAGGGATAGTCAGTTTGGCCATCCCCTTTGACAAAATCCTAGGCTTTACAGCCATTGATGACTGGGGATTAAAATCACCCTGGACATCAGATATAGAAGGTGTTAGAGCCAGGGAATCCCATATGAACAACCATTTGTTCCCTGTCCCTAACAACTCTTCAATAGTTTCCAAGACAAACTCGACTGATTCAGCTTGAACGTACATGAGCCGTTCAAGGTCGCAGCCTGCTCTTTCTAGGAAACTTGGATCAAGGGCTGACTCGGAGTCGAAGTAAACCACGTCAATACCCATCTTCTGAGCGTTGCCAGCCACTTGTGCAGCCATAAATGATTTACCTGTCGCTTCCAGACCTGCAATCTCTGAAATCTTGCCGACTGGGATGCCGCCAAGCTTTCCTTTGCAGATAATCGAGTCTAACCATCTTGATCCGGTAGGGATCCACTCGTTCACTTCGGTTGGGTTATTATCCTGCAGTGAATGAGCGACTTCTCTACCCGCTTTTTTGTTGATAATGCTGCGAACTGCAGCAATATCCAGT